TCAACAGGGGGTTTGCCAGTGGTTTGACACTGCTGGCAATACTCCCTGTATTCCTTATCCAGCTTCTCCCAGTCCGTTAGATTCATCTTCTTTCTCCTCAAGCTGTGCGCCCAATCTCTTCAAGCGCAGTTGGTAATCCCCAAGCAACTTGGCCTTATGCTCAGGGTTGATCTTGTTAACCTGATCCTCGTTTGCCTCTTTCAGTTCACGAAGCTTAGTCATTTTTGTGCGGGTTGCCAAGGTTGATTTCTCTACTTTGTCCCGCAACTCGATAGTCCCATTGACATACGATTCTGAGTCAGCATATTGGCGTGACTCTTTGCCTGGTATCGTCAGCGTGTAAGGCAGTGTCACTGCTGGCGCTGGCTTGATGGCATCCAATGGGTTGGCTACTGGCGCTTGGCGGCGGCTACCAGCATTGCCATCGTCATCTTCTGGAGCAATGCCACAGGCTGACATCAGGCTATACCTGCGAGCGTAGGTCAAGGCACTGGCGTACCCTTGTGGATCTTGTTTGACAGCAGGGAAGTGGACGATGCCGCACTCCAGCATCTCGCCAGACTCGTGGACAAAGACTGTCTCGCACATGATGCCGTCATTGCAGTCGTAATTTTTTTGCAGTAAAAAGATGCCGTTCTCATTTAGCGCATCAATGACCGCCTCCACACAGGCAGACAAGTCAGCATATCTGCTGCGGAAATGTGGGTTGGTGCTGGTCTTGAGAGCTGGGCCAAAGGCACGTTGGGCTTTGACAAGGGCTGATGCGATCTGTTTCATTTGTATTCCTTAATGTTGGTTTAACTTGTATCGTTTTAAGATAAGTTCAATGTTTTCTAAAAGTAATTTGCTGACACTTCTAACATATGCTTTTGCTTCTTCTTCAGAAGTTTCTGCAACCGCATATCCAGCATTTATTTGCTCTTCAATTAATTTAAAATTTTCACTCAATTTTTTTGTTATTTCTTCTTGTCTCATGGTTTTGCTTCCTTGATAGTGAGCGTTGACTGACGTACTGAATAAGCTTCTTTGGCTGGCGTGATCTTCTGGGGCTGTGCCTTGTAGTGGCGCATGGGCCATTTGACTGTCCAGTGACCAGCTTTGCCGCTTGCACTATCTTTCATCATGGTCTTAAGGTCTTTCTCCCAGCGATCTATATCCTCTTGGAGAGTTTCCATCTTCTGTTTGGCAACGATGATCTCTGCTATCAGATCCTCGCCATCAATGCCCAAGTCAATCTCTTCTTCTTTGGCTATTGCCCAGACTCGGTTGGCATCTTTGGTGTTGGCGGCTGGGTAATATTGGATGTCGCCAGTCTCGGTGAAGGTGGTCAGGCGGTGGTCAAAGTCTTCAGCCATTCTGCGGATCTCATCCCTTGTCGTGCCATGTGGCTTGAACAGGAAGATGCGTAGTTCCACGCCTGAGTACAGGCAACCGATTGCCGCCCAGTCTAGCCCTGTACACATCATCACGCCTTGGACTTGGATTGGCCCACGGTACAGGGGCAACTCCTCCTCTGGATGACCACGAGTCAGCTTAGATTCCAACACACCGTTGCCAATCAGAGCGATGCTGTCTGCACCAACCACATAGATTCCATTGCTGGGATCGTGCTGGATTACAACATTGTCATTTGGCACACCGATAGCATCGGCGCTGGCGGCAAGGGGAAAGTCTGTGTGCTGGAAGGCCACATCAGGCATGGTGTAACTCTTCAGCCCAAGGCGCTTTGCCATTTCAGCGATGATGGCTGGCTCCAAGGCATTGCCCCAGTCTGCGGCTTCCCCTGCTTTGGTGCGTGGATCTTCGCCTCGCAGGGCTTTCAAGCAGAAGGTCAGGACATCGTTGGGTGTGCTGTAGGGGCTGACACCAAAAAGGCTGGGCAATTGAGAGCAGGACAGCATGGTGTCCGAGGTTAATTTAGGCATGATTTTCCTTTAGTTATTTAGTTGTTTGTCTAGCTTTTAGCATTTCGTCTGCTAACTGGTAAGCCATGGATGCCCAAAAAGGGGCTAGTTTTTTTGCTGGATAGTTATCGGGCGCTTCTTGAAAAGCATCAGGCAAGAATCCTTGCAGTGCCTTTGCCGCAAAGTAGTCACGCAAGGTCATGCCCATTGTGAAATCAATGTCCTCAAACCCTCTATCAGAAACTGATTCGTGCCATTTGGGAGTGTTTAAAGGAAATGCTGGTGGGTTGTTCATTTAGATAACTCCTTGATGATGAGAACCCGCTGTTTTCTTCCTGATCGACCAGGGCGGGTCAGCCCAGTGTCAATGATGTAACCCTTGTCCAGCAAGGCACGGAACCGAGCGGTCACTGTAGAGTAGGGGTAGCTCGACAGGTGAGCTAGTACCTCGTCTTGAATGCACCCTTGCGGATATTCAGCAATTGCCTCATAGACGATCTGCTCCATGTTGGTGGTGTTGACCAACTGGGCTGCTTCCTGACTGGTTTGGGGTGCGTTGCGGCGAACAAGTTTTTTCCAAAATGTGCCGAATTCCATTGAACTCTCCTTAGTAGGTAGGTTGTTTGCCTTGCATGATCGCAAAGTGATAGCATCTTACAACACCAATGGATGCTGATTTTCTAGGTGGTTTCCCTAATTGCTCGTTTGGAATTTGATATAAGATTGATAGCATGAAACATACACACACCAAACCCAAGATCGAGACTCAGCAATTGCTGGTTCGCATCAGACCACAAGCCAAGGCGTTGTTGCAGAAGGCGGCTATTGACCAGCGCAAGAGCCAGTCTGCCATTGTGGACACCCTCATTGTGGATAACTTGTCTGCCGTCTATGCTACCCCTGACGACAGAATCAAAGCTTTTTTGAAAGGCAATGTATGAGCGAGAAATGGGTTCCCCCTGCTGGCACGAGGATCACCCTGCCCAGCATCCATGTGACATCAGACAACTTCAAGTACCAGCGTGGTGCTGACGTACAGGCAACGTGGAGAAAGCATGGCTGGACACCGCCAAGCGCCAATATGCCACCACCTCCCCCAGAAAAACCATCTGAACTGCCATTCATCAAGTCTTTGAGGGCTGTGCGATGACGTTTGAGGATGCCATCCGAGTGTTGGATTGCGTGAAAGAGGGCAGGCCAATGCCCGACAGCGTAGTGAACAGAGCTTTGCAAATAACAGGGGATCTTGATGACTTTGATGGTGAATTTCAGCGTCTTTGGCGAGCCTGTGGGGAAAGGGAGGCCGAGATTCGCTCGTCAAGGGGGATTTGTGCGGACGTACACCCCGCAGAAGACAGCCAATTGGGAGCAGGAGATAGCCCAAGCAGCCAGAGAAGCCATGGGTAGCCAGTCTCCCTTGGACACGCCTGTAGCCCTGTCTGTGCGGGTCTACAAGGCTATTCCTGTGAGCTGGTCAAAGGCCAAGCGGCTCCAAGCGGAGACAGGTGTGCTTAGGCCAGTTGGCAAGCCTGATCTGGACAACTACATCAAGGCCATCATGGACGCTGGCAACGGCATTCTGTGGGTAGACGACAGCCAGGTGTGTGAGTTACATGGGAGCAAGGCGTATGGTTCACCTTGCATTGAGGTAACAGTATTGGAGTTATTGCCATGACAGAAGAGACTTTGGAGCAGCGCATCAGCCATCTGGAGCGCCAGTTTGAGCAGATGTCTGAGGCTTTCAGTGCCAACAGCCAGTTGATGGTGATGCTGGCAAGGGAGCTGAAGCGGGTCAGGGATTGCCTGAGCGATGAAGATCCTATGGGGATGCAATGAAGCGGGGATATAGAGGCGGTGGTCGCAAGCCCATCCAGATTGACGAGCGCAGGGCTTTCAGCTTGCAAGACCAGGGCTTCAGCAAGAAAGAGATTGCCGCTAGATTTGGTGTGCCGTACAAGTCATTGCTCACGATCTTTCGCAAGGCTGGCAGATTCACAGTTAAGGGAAAGTACAACTGGAAGGAAAAAAATGGATGAAAGCTTATGGCGCAAGCGGCAGGTTGAGCAGCGTGTGGACTCTGCTGAACAGGCTGTCCAAGAGTTGCGTAGCAGGGTGGAATCGCTGAATCCCTACCGCAACCACATCATTGAAGAGGTGGCTCAAGCCATCGAGCGCATGGAATCGTTTGGCAAAGACACCATCAGCAGCTTTGCTATCTACATCAGGAGCATGAAGGAATGATTGAAGTATTGAAGCTGGCGCTTAAGGCGCTAAATACCGAACACGCTCATTTGATTATGAATACAGATGGAATCAAAGACAAAGTGCGCCAAGCCATTGCAGAACTTGAAAGCCAAGAGCCTGTGGCGACAGTCACAAGTGAAACAGGGGCAGACATAACAATGTCTTGGTGGCATGAACCTGCATTGCCTGTTGGCACAAAACTTTTCACCCACCCACCACAGCGCACAGAGCAAAACTATTGTCCACGATGCGGCAAACGCACAAACGACATTCATACCTGCACACCACCAAGGGAGAACGCATGATTAGCAGAGTCATCTTCCTGTGTGCTGTGATTGGGTTCAGCGTCAGCAATCTTTTGCCAGTCACTGTGGAATTACCAAAGCCTTTGACCACAGCACAACTACAGGCCAAGTCCAAGAAAAAACAACTTAGTGAAATTTGTCAAAAGAAAAAGAGAAGCAAGACGCTCATGGATATATGTGAACGATGGGGGGAAGAAGCATGATTGCCACTATTCTGTGTTTGTTTATAGGCGCAGCCATTACCATTGGTACGCTGTTGGTGTTTGCCAATGTGTTGGTGTGGATGCAAGATGCTGATGAAAGAGGTTGATCCTGAGCATTACCAGTCCACGCTAGATCACTTGGTGACAATGGCACGGATGCCAGCATTCAAGCGCCATGCATGGTGGCGTGTACAGGAGCTGGAAGCAGACCCGTATGCCTTTTATGCTGGCTTGAAAGATGAGTTCTTGTCGATCATGCGCCAGGACAAGCCAACCGAAAACGCATGAAATTGCCAGACAAATTTGTCAAATCGCTGGCGCTAAATTCTGGGAAATAATTTCATGGCCCCAACATGAGGGTTCCATTTTGACCCTCATCGGCATGCCAGTAGGTAATTCCTCTCACTGTGCATGCATACAGGCAGCAGGCAGAATCGATCAAAATCTACCTGTTGAAAACAAAATAGTTAATTTTGCTGTTAGCCATGGGAAAACCTGCCAGCAGGGGCAGCGAATCAGGGTAGATCAGCAGGCATGCAGTGCCTGGCTGTTGCATTTTCAGCCACAGTCAATAAATAATTGCATTTATTAGGGTTTGTCCCTATTACATACAGCATGTGGCTGCGTTATATTTTGTGCAACAGGCAAGCAGATCAGCCCCTGTTGATCAACAAACCACCTACTAAGGGGAATTGAGAAATGAAAAAAGACTATTCGTTCACTATGTATTTTGGGCTTAAAGCCTGCCTGTGTTTTATCGCTTATGCATTCGGCACACAGGATTTTGCCTTTTTATGGGCTGCTACTGGCTCGCTGTTGTTTATGCCTGCTGTTGCATATCTTGAAAACCAAGGGGCATAACATGAAAATCACAGTAAAGCTTGATAAAAATTATGGCAGCTGGGTGGTTTACCCTGTATGCACAAAAGCGCAGATATTCGCAGCCATGGCAGGGACTAAAACCCTTACCGAAAAAACCTTAGACCAGATTATGCAGCTGGGTTATGAGGTGCAGGTATCACCTGATCAGATCAAGTGGCAGGTGGCAGCATGAATGACGATAAACAACCTAACTACAGCAGCACCGATGCCGAAATTGTGCATTATTACGACAGCCACCTAAACCTTACCCTGCAGGAATTGTCAGATATGACTGGCAGGTCAATAAAAGATCTTAAGCGCTTAATTATGGGGGGTGCAGCATGAAACACACTAAAACAGCAGCAGCAGTAAAAATCAGCATAACGTCTAAGTTAGACGGAATCCGTTCATGGTCACTACAGGCTTTAGACACATGCCCGGGCAGTATTGAAAGCCCTGGGGTACTGGTTGACGCATGCAAGGGCTGCTATGCCACTACAGGTAACTATCGATTCCCTAACGTGAAAGCTCCCAGGGAATTTAATCGGATTGACTGGCAGCGCATAGACTGGGCTGACGATATGGTGCAGGCACTGGCAAAAGATAGCCATTTTCGGTGGTTTGACAGTGGTGACATGTACAACCTGGCACTGGCTGAAAAGATTCTAGATGTTATGCAGCGCACCCCATGGGTTAAGCACTGGCTGCCCACCCGCATGCATAAATTCCCGAAATACAGGCAGGTACTGACTGCCATGGCTGCATTGTCTAATGTCTCTGTCAGGTTTAGCAGCGACAGCATACAGGGGCAGTTTACTAAGGGGCTGCATGGATCGGTGATTGTGGCTGACAGTGAAAGCCTGCCTAAAGGGGTGACATTGTGCAGGGCTTACGAGAATGCAGGGCAGTGCAGCGGGTGCAGGGCATGCTGGGACAAAAAAGTTAAGGTTATTGCATACCCTGCCCATGGCAAAAAAATGCATAAGGTTATTCAATTGAAGCAGGCGGCAGCATGATAGATAAAACTGATAAACCCGTTATGGTGGCATGCCTGCTGGCTGCTGTTTTCTTGATCGTTTTTCTTTTAATGGGGTACTGACATGCAAAAGACGATGTTAGCTAAGTACAGGGGAAAATGCGCCATATCAGGGGCGCAGATCAACCCAGGGGATGAAATAACTTACGATACTGCTACCAAAAAAGCATGGTTTACAGAGCCAGGGGATTGCAGGGTAAACACAATCACGCTAAATGATCAGGGCAGATATCGCACGTTCACCCGTAATGCAGCAGGCAGGTGCATCGATGCGCCATGCTGCGGCTGTTGCACTATTTAAGGGGCTGATTATGCGATTCGATCAATTTCATGCACTGGCAGCACTGGCACGGTTACAGGAAAACAGCAAAGCTTATAAGGGTGCATGGCTGTTTTTCATGCATAAGATAACCCAGCAGGATGCAGCGCAGCAGGCAGGATGCAGGCAGTCTACAGTCAGTGCAGCAGTCAGGAAAATCAGGGCAGCGCAGCGATTAGCTAACCATGGCGCAGATAGACACTAAACCCAGCTAAACCCTAACAGCCCCTTAAATGGGGCTTTTTTATGCCTGCTTACAATGCAGGCCATGCAGCCAGTATCGATATCATTACCTAAAAAGCCCAGGATCAGGCAAAAAGAACAACAGCCAGATCTACGTCATTTCGCTGTAGTG